CTCCTATGATGCCTACGAGGTGCCACTGGAGGCACACGGTTTCCTAAATGGAGCATTTTATTTTGGTGGATGGGATAACGCCACAAAAACTACATCATTGCCGTCTGAGTCAAGTGAGGCAATACGCACGATAGATGTTCCAAACAAAATCTACACCTCCGAAGTCAATAACCCATTCCACTTCCCTGTTTTGGGCATCAACACCGTAGGCACTGGCACCATCCTCGGCATATCTGCTGCGGCAAAAGCAATGTCGCAAGGTCAGTTCGGACAGTTCCCACTATACGCTTTCACCACTGAGGGCGTTTGGGCGTTGGAGGTGTCTTCCACTGGCTCCTACTCAGCACGTCAGCCTATCACGCGAGACGTGTGTATCAATACTGACAGCATTACGCAGATAGATAGTTCAGTTCTCTTTGCCACAGATAGGGGCATCATGCTTATCAGTGGTTCGCAGACACAGTGTATCACGGATGGCATATTCAGCGAAGCACCGTTCAACGTGCTTGACCTGCCCGGCATAGACCAACTGCACGCAAAACTCGGACACTCTGCAGATGCTTGTCTGCCCATGCAGCCGTTCCTCGGTTTCCTTGCAGGGTGTCAGATGGTTTACGACTATGTGCATCAACGTATCTTTGTGTATAACCCAACAAAGGTGAACGGCTCGCCCAAATACACATACGCCTACGTCTTCTCTCTCAAATCGAAAATGTGGGGCATGGTGTTCACAAACCTTGCATCAACCATCAACGCATATCCCGAAGCACTGGCAATGACACTCGATAACAAACTGGTGTCGTTCAGCGAGACTGACGAGGAAGTATGCAAGGGGCTTTACATCACGCGACCGCTCAAACTGGAGGCTGCCGATGTTCATAAGACAATCTCCGCACTCATTCAGCGCGGACACTTCCAGCGTGGCGATGTCGGCACGGTGCTGTACGGCTCACGCGACCTTTTCTCTTGGCACCTCGTTTGGTCTTCAAAAGACCATTACCTGCGTGGGTTCAGAGGTACACCATACAAGTATTTCCGAATAGCAGGACTGGCGACACTCACCGATGGCAAGTCCATCTTCGGCGCATCAGTCAACTTCGAGCCTCGCCATACAAACCAGTTACGATAACTTTGTGTTTTTCATAGTATTGATTTAGGTTTTAGATTTAGTTTTTTAAGGTAAAAACAAGAAACGCACCCGTCTGTGAAGATAGGTGCGTTTTCCTTGTCGGGATAGTTCCTGCCCGGTTTGGCAGGTGTATTGTTACCAAGGGTGTGTTGCTCTTGTGAATGCTCTTCTGCGCAGGTTCTTGACTTCTTCTATTTCCTTTTTGATAGCCTCAGCCTTGGCACTCCAGTTGGCTGCTGCTTGCGGATTGGTGATGCTCAGCCAGTCAGCCAGCACGCAGTACACCATAAACTCATGTATCAGTTTCGATAAGTGGTGCATCGTGGTACGCGACATGGTGTTAGGCACATTCAATTCCACGACATACTCTTCGGGAGCGTGTAGGCAGTTGTCTATTTCCTCCTCGATGGGTTCAGCCTTGGTGTAAGGGAATAGCATTTCTATCACTGCGGTGTGGACTACAGCGAGGATACGGCTCACCCTGTCCACGTTACCCTCCTCGCCAATCTCTACGAGTACATGCTGGGCGTGTTGTTTCTCCTCACCCATCACGTCACCCTCTACATAGGCATAGTTCTTGATGTCGTAAAGCAACTGGTCACGCAGGAACTTAAGACGCACTACGCGCTTGTCCTCTGCATCGGCGGCTGTGCCGTTTGCCGTAATGTTATTGCAGCCTGTTCCACAGTAGTCCATAACGATTGGATAAAATTGGTTATTACTTGATTAACTGTTATGGTGTGTAGGTCGGACGCTCGGGACGGCTACGCTTGTAGAGGGCTTTCTTCGCTCTGTCAAGTGCTGCCTCTGCATCAGCCTTGCAAGCCTCCGCAATCTCCGGGCATGTCTGACGATACCACTCATAGATACTGAGACCCACAACAAACTCATGAATACCACCACCGAGAGCGTCGGCTGCGGCACTGTTGTAGTTGCTGGGAAGCAGGAAATTCAGAATTACCGCCTCGCCGTTCTCCACCTTGCTGTCGATGAGGTTGTCGGTCGCCGTCGTTGTCTCGTTCAGATACTCACCCAACTCCACCTTGGTCTCTGCAATAGCGTTGCTAATGGCGCGGATAAGTTCATACGAGTTCTCCAAGTCTTCGCTCGCCTGCATGTGAGCTGCTGCCTCATAGTTGAGTTTGCCCGCTGCTTGCAGACTGCGTGCTGTCACGTGCGTCTTATTCATAATCGCAAACTTCAGTTCCTTGGTCTGAATGGTGACATCAAGATTTTTTTTGTTCTCTGCCATGATGATGAAAAATTTAATGGGGTTATTTACTCTCTTTATTAGTCGTAGGTCGGGCGCGTAGGCTTCTTCTTGAAGAATGCTTTTTCCTTAACATCGTCAAGGATGCTCTTGCCGACGGTGGCGAAATCTCCAGCCTCTTTCTTGTTGGTGAACACATACCACTTGGCGGTGATGCTCTGAACGAAGTAGGAGAACAAGCCCAACTCCATACCAGGCTGCAAGGCTGTGTCGAAAGCCTCTGACACATTCAGTACAAGTTGATAGGTGTCGCCGTCTTCTGCCATGCCCTCCGACACAAGCATACGGATAAATGCCTGTGCCACCTCTGCACGGCTCTCACCCCAAAAGCGTTGCAACTCCGACTGGTCTTCATCAACGGTAGTGATACGCTCGTAGGCATTTGCGTCGTCGTCCATCTTTGCGCCGGTGTAACTGGTGGTCTGTGCAACCTCCTTGAACACTGCCGACTTGCTGATTGATAAAATGATGTTCATAGTTAAAAACTGATTATACTGTATGTGATGCCGATGCCGATGTATGGCTCAGCCTGTTTACTCTTAAATCCGTACCCGTAGCCTCCCGTAATACCGATGTGCCATTTATTAGGAGGCTTGTAACTGCGCTCATGAATGACGGTGGTTTTCGGAAACACAAAGATGCTGTCAAGGTTCGGTTCATAGCCACTGACGTAGGCGCGGTAATCCTCATTCTCATAGCGTTTCTGTGTGATGGGGATTGCCACCGCTGCGCTGTCGCTGTCAACTGACGCATACAGCGGCGGTATATTTTCCCCATTATTTTGCGCATAATTTTCAGCCAAAAATGTGTCGGTCTTGTTGGTCGTGCTGCTATCACGACGCTTGACTGGCAGAGTTCTTGTCACATACTTAATCACCATGCTGTCTTTCGGCACAGGCTGGTAATATGGTATGGTGTCAATGTAGGTGCTGGTGTCGCGCTCACTCACATAGTCCGTCGCCTTGCTACGACCGAACACACCATAACCGATGATGCCTCCAAGCACCAGTCCGACAAGCATGAATACCAATGCTGCTTTTACTGCTTCCCTGTTCATAAGCATTCAATATATTTAGTGATACCATCTACGTGCAAGTCCACAAGTTCCGTCATACCTGCCTCACTCAAAAGGTAGTCCACATCGCCCTTGTGGTCTTGAAACATATTCTCTGTCAATACTGCTGGGCAAGCGGTGTTCTTCAGAATATAGATGTCCTTATTCGTCCAACTCCACGTCCAGTATTTCTGTAAGGGTACGCTTCTGTTACCCATAAGTTCACGCTTCATTGCCTCAACGGTGAGCATACGCGCCAACTTCTTGCTGTTCTCGCTGGCGTTCTTGCTGACAAATACGCTCCACCCACAGGCATCATGCCACTTGCCATCGCCGCCTCCTGCATTGTTGTGGATGCTGACAAGCAGACAATTCCGTGCGCCAACAGCCTTGCAGATGTTATTCACACGGCTCACTCGCGTCTGCAACTTCACGTCCCATGCTTCGGGGGTTATCAGTTCGGCATCATAACCTTTCTTTTTCAATGCTGCAACAAGACGCTTTGCACAGTCACGAGCCCAAGCGTATTCACGCAGACGCTTGTCGGGGCTGCACTTGCCAGCAGTGTTGCTGCCATGTCCGTTGTCAATCAGTATTTTCATTGCCCTGCTGCTTTTTATAATTATCAAACTCGGCAAGCAACTGGCGTGCTGCCTCAACCTGTTCCTCTGTAACACGACCGCCATTCTTCAACTCATCAAGCGAAACATCAAAGTGTCTCTCAGTCTTGTCAACCATGATGCGTTGCAACGTCTTCCAAAAACGGCTCTCGTTCTCATCCCGACATGAACTTTCATTTTCGAGGATAGACCACGCCTGTTCAAAGCATATCACTCCTGTAACGATGTACGACAAAGGGATGGAGATATGAACGAACACCCAGTATTCCACCATATAGGCAAGCAGTATCAGCCATAATCGCTTGGGAATGGTAGAACGTATCACCTTGCCAAAAGCAAAACTGGTGAACTTTGCCGCTTCGCGCTTTGTCTTGTCCGGGTACTTCACATGCACACGTTTGTCAAGACTATATGCTGTCCAAGCATCATACACAATAAAAATGATTGCCACAATGATGAGTGGGAATGTAGGCTTGAACTCACCGATTATCCAACCGATGCCGCCGCCGATAACAGAGAAAATTACTTTGTAGTTCATTGCTAAAAGTTTTTTGATGCAAATGTAACCACTTTGAAGCCGTGTCAACTGTTATCTTTTGAGTTGGTCGCCTATACACAAAGAAAGAGCCACAGGCTTATGGCTACCTGCGGCTCTCAAAAACCATTTATGTAGTATCAACTATGATGTGGGGTGTCGTAATTAAAGTAGTATCTTCCGAATAGGCGCGTGCTGATATAGTAAAGCAGTGCTATCAGCGTGAACCATGTGAGCGCATAGGGGTTACGGCTCTGACGACTTGATATTTTCTGCATATTGAGAAACAGGTTCGTGTCTGCTTCCTTGCGCTGTTCCTCACCACCTCCCTTGTCATACTCGTTGTCATGCAGCACGCACGCTGCATAATACTTCTTGGCGTATGGGGGCTTGATATATTTCAGCAGACCTTTGGCACAACCGCAACCGTTACT